CTTGATTGATAGCGCCCAAAGCGGTCATCACGCCAGTTGGAGGCGGCTCTGGTTGCAGACGCTGAGGAGGAGGTGCAGGGTTACCGTCAATGTCGGTCTGCTTGTAGCGCAACAGCGGGAACGACTTAATGTTAGCCGCTGCCCATTCGCCTTCGTGACCTTCGTCTTGGCCTTCAGCAAGCAGCCATTTGGCCTTTGGAGCCAGCGCCACAGATTCTGTGAGCGTAGTCTGCCAGAAGTTATACATACGCTGTGCGTCTTTAGCATGGCGAACCATGCCGAACTTCTTGCGCTTGTCACCAATAACAACGTGGCGACCATAAACAGGCACGACAGGGATATATTCCCCTGCAATATCTTGTTCTTCAATAATGTCATAAGCAGTCAGTTTGACCCACTTGATCTGCTTTTTCATGGTCTTACGTTCTCTGACCACTTCTAAGCCCATAGCCTCAATGCGTTCAAAGAACTTGTCGCCATCATCAAAGCGGCTAGAGCCATCGCTCAATAGATATAAAGTAGCTGGCTTACGCTCAACGTAGAAATACTCGGCAATGCGAATATCCTCGTTGGTAATCCATTCAGACTGCGTATCGCCTGTGCCACGCTGCGTAAAGCTGGAGCCATCGTCCAAATCAGGGTACATATCCCTAAACTTTTCCTTGCTCATCATGCTGGTAATCAGCACTTTTTCAGCGTCAGAACCGTCAATGCGCTCAGAGTTAGGGTCAAAGTAAACCGTAAACGGGTTAGGAATTGCGTCGATGTAGATTTCTTGGTCAAAGCTATCATCTTTGCAGTATTTGGTAATCAAACGCCAAAAGCCCCATCCCATACGCACAGCGTGGTCAAAAGCGGTGTCGTAAGCATTGTCAGCATTGGATTGCGTCTCAATGTGGCGAATAATGCCCTCTACAACTTGGGCGGTCTTAAAGTCTGCTTCAGAGTTGCAAGCGTGAACTTTAGCTCGTGGGCGCTGTTGGCGCTGCTGATTAGTAACTTGGCGGCAAAAGCCATCCAGCTTATTGATGGTAAGAACAGGGCGAGATTCAAGATTGCGGGAGTTTTGTAGGTCAACAGGCCATTGGTCGCCGCCGGACACAAACTTCAAATCTTCCAAGGCTTCCTGGCGGTTCATGGTGTCAGAGTCATTGCACCAGTTGAGGAACTGTTTAGCCTCAGTAATGATTTCGGGTTCTTGACCGCCGTAAGGAATATCTTGTGCCATTAGTTCATCCATCCTAAAGGTTGACCGTAGCCCTGTGGCTGCGTTCTAACTGGTTTGCGCTGCCGAGGCTCATTTACCATCAAACCAAGCATCCGAAACGCATCAGCCCCGTGGCTGTATTGATCGTGAACAGGCGTTTTACTAAATGCTTTGGTGTCTGGGTCAACTTCGTAGCGGTAATGCCGCAAGCATTGTAGCCCATCGTAGCAATTTTCCCTATCAAACCAGCAATTTCTGAATAGTGTACGGGCTGCGTTAATGCTGTCAACTATTGGAGTCTTTGGGATAATCTTTGTTTTATAACCGCTTGCTTTAACAATCTGTTCGATGGAACGACCGTTAGCGGCAAGAGTCTTGTTTTCAGCATCATGCGGAAGCCACAGCGTGTCGTAGACGTATCCAAAGGTCTGCATTTTAGCAAGATAGTCTGAGATTGTCTTTTGGGAGTCCTCGATATATCTAATAAGGCGTGTTTCCATGCCAATGAATTGGACAAACCAAATAGCCGTTGCATCCGACCAGCCAAGGTCAAATACGGCGTGAACGGGTTTTGTGGGGTCATAGGGAACACGGGTAATTCGCTCCTCTAAATCTGCCATTTGAATCTCACGGGCAAAGATAGCCCCGTCAACCGTCTGGCGGCACAAACCTTCCCAGACCGTGTTATACGCCTCAATATCCCGAGCTTTGAGAGAATCCTTTTCCAACTTCAGCGTTTCGGGAAACCAAGGGTTATCTGACCAGTTAATCTTAACGACCTTGCTATTAGCTGGCGGGTTCAGCACAAACCGCTGGTAAGTTTCATCCGATTCCAACTCAGGGTTAAAACTTACCCAGATTTCAGACTTTTCCTTACGAATGGTTGGGATTAGCGTGTTCCAGCTTCGTTGGCTAACAGTCTGCGCTTCCTCTACCCAACAAATGTCCACGCCTTCGTATGACTTAACGTTAGCCACGTTGTTTTTGAGGCCAACAAAAGCAAACTCAGAGCCGTTTTTAGCTCTTAGCGAGTTTTGGGTGATTTCATAGTAATCCAGCAACCCAAGCGCCATGATTTGATCGCATAGCAGCTTGTGAACCGAATCTTTCATTGAGGTCATGTATTCACGGGCGCAAAGGATGCGAAGCGGATTCTTAGCCGCCAAGATTAACAAGGCTCTGGCAATTCCCCATGACTTAGCACCACCCCGACCGCCGTAGCAAACCTTGTATCGGCATGGCTCGAATAGAAAAGCCAGCTTTACAGGGAATTCAGCGTTCTGAAACTGTGGAGTCATCTGGCTTTATAAAAGTAACCTGGATGCCCTGCAATGGCTCACCGTCAGCGCCCGTGACTTCATTCTTAACAGTCTCAGACCAGCGCATTTGTGCTTTAGTCCACCAAATCAAACTGGTCGTATCGCCAGCCGTTGCCTTTTGATATAGCGTCTTAGCAATCTGGCTGTTGGCTTTAGCTTTGCCAATATCTAATTCTTGGCGGTAATGCTTACGCAATGTCTTATCGTCAATACCAACAAGAATAGCAATCTGCTCATGCGGAAGCCCTAACCCGCTGCTTGATTCAACGAGTTTTCTCAATTGATCGGTTGGCTCATGAGTGTGATTCATTTTATTAAGGGGAATTTACTTAAATTTTATGCAACTTCTTCAGTTTGTGTCAAAAGAACGGCTTTTTTACCTGTGAAATCTTCCCAACGCTTTACGATCACATCGCAGTATTTAGGGTCTAATTCCATCAATCTGGCATAACGACCATTTTTTTCAGCTGCCAACATAGTTGTTCCGCTACCACCAAATGAATCCAAAACAATGTCACCGCCTTTAGTGTTATTAAGCATTTGATATTCAAATAACGAAACAGGCTTCATAGTTGGATGATCACCATTACGACTAGGTTTTTCAAACTCTAAAATAGTTGTTTGTTTTCTGTCAGCCGCCCAAAGATGACTTGCGCCTTCTTTCCAACCATATAAACATGGTTCATGTCTCCAATGATAATCTTGACGACCCATTACCAATGAGGATTTTTTCCAAATTAAACATTGACGAACTTTCCAGCCAGCATCTTGAGCAGCACCGCGAAAGTTATAGCCTTCTGAATCAGCATGCCAAATATAAAAAACAGCACCTGGTTTCATTACAAGATCTGCCGTGACATAAGCATCTCGTAAAAATTGACGAAATTGATCGTCGGCCATGCTGTCGTTTTTAATAGTTAATTTTTCTTTTGTGCCGCCTTCGTAAGCTACGTTATATGGAGGGTCTGTTAGCCACATATCCACAAGCTGTCCATCACATAGCTTTTCCATATCATTTGTACTGCATGAATCCCCACACATCAATCGATGGTTTCCTAGCTGATATATGTCACCAAGCCGTGTTTTAGGCTCTTCAGGCACTTCTGGAACGGCATCCTCGTCTGTCAGCCCTTCCACCACTTCCGGCTCAAGCAAGGCGCTTAATTCGTCTGGGTTAAAACCAAGCACTTCCAAAGCAAAACCATCGGCTAACAATTCGTTGAGCTCAATAGTCAGCAGTTCATTGTCCCAATCAGCGTTCAACGCCAACTTATTGTCGGCAATGATGAGCGCCTTGCGCTGCGTATCAGTAAGGTGTGCCAACTCAATTGTCGGCACTTTGTCCATCTTGAGCTTACGGGCAGCCATTAAACGGCCATGCCCCGCTATGATGCCGTTTTCCCCATCTACCAAGATAGGGTTTGTCCAGCCAAACTCTTTGATGCTTGCCGCTATCTGGGCGACTTGCTCATCAGAGTGCTTGCGAGAGTTGTTAACGTAAGGAATCAACTCCTCTATGGGGCGGTCAATAATTTGCATATATTTTGTAAGAACCTTGATTTGGGCTTCAACATGGCACAGAAGAAAGCCAGAAAATTCTGTGCGTCACCATCCTCAAATGCTGGCTTAACAGTCCTTACTAAGTCAGTTTACAGCGTTTTCGTCTTTTTGTTCTTCTACTTTGGGGTTAGCCAATGCCACAGCTTGAGCGTTAGCTTCTGCCAACAATGCTTGCAAATGCTTTTGAAGGCTGAAAATTCGAGCTTCCAAGGCTTGAATAATGTCACGAATTTCTGCTTCTGTGTGTGTGATATTAAACATTACTTTTTACCTTTCTTTTTTTCAGCTTCACGCTTGACTGCATAGCTAATCGCCACAGCTTGCTTAACAGGCTTACCTGCTTTTACTTCTGTTTTGATATTTTCTTTAAAAGCCTTTGGGCTAGTTGATTTCTTCAGCATCCATTACTCCACAAACGTCTTGCCACGACATTAAAAGATAGCGTTCACCATCTTCTATCCATTCTTGAAACTTCAAGTATTCGTCTTTGTAGTCTTTGGCCAATGTGCCAAAAGTAACACGCTCACCACCCTTTAGCGGGTTTTCCTCGAACGTGCCATCATCCAGCCAGCGACCTGGGCCAACTGCGATCACAGTCCCAATGGTATCAGCCTCGGCTGTTTTTACCCACAATACAGATTGGATGCGTGGCTCTGGCTTGACAACGATCTTGTCTTTGAGCGGTTGTAGCTTCATTGTTGCTCCTTCTTAGGACGACCAGGTTTTTTCTTTTCTGGTGTCATAACGTCAACAACGGGCAGAGATAAAAAGTCCCCCACCGTAGTGGGAGATAAGTCGGTGCAATCCGACAAGGAGATAAATTCACCGCACCAATGAGTCTGGTACTTCACGATTGCGGTTGGGTAACGATGACACTCGCCAGCGTGACCCGTGTATTCCCAAAATTTGCAGTTTTCGCAAACTTCTTTAGAATCTGTTTTAGCCATAACAACTATCCTTGTTCTGGTTAGAAAGCCCCTTTGGTCATCACACCTTTGGGGCTTTC